ATTAGATGTAACAATCCGTAAGTAGTCCAAAGTACATCGACTGCTTCTTTAATGGTTTGTTCACGGCTTTCATTTTTAAAAGCATGGAGGAGTTCATAAAACTCTTCCTCAACAAAACCTAACTGCTGTTCTTGGTAAATAGTCCCACCATTCTTATGGGAATCAAGACTGGTTAATTGGCCCGCAGAAAGCATCCATGTCTTTACCAACTCGGCATTGGAACTCAGGGTCATTAGATTCAGCTTCTAATAGGGACTTGTATAAGGATACGTCATGGGGTTGCATTTTGTTCTCTTCACGTTTGATTAAACGTTGAAGATACCATGCAGCTTTTCTGAGATCCTCAAGACCATTTTTTGATTCGTATCTGGTGACGTATTTAATTACGTTACCTTCAAGAAAATCAAATGCATGACTCTCAATATAGTCAATACATTCAACTACGGCTTGGTCGTGGCCGTAGTAGGAAGGGTTGGTGGGGTCCATAAAACAATGTCGTCATAGGTGTATTCGGTAGCCCTAAGAATACGGGCTAACCTTGCCTGATTTAGGGCATGTTCTTCGCTTAAACCCTTCTTTTTATAAGTCTCAACTACAGTTCTCCATGCGGAGGTAGCGTCGAAGTCTTCAAGGGGTATGAGTTTTTCCGCAGTTTTTTTACCAATAGTGGGGCAGCCACTATAGCCGTCAATAGCGTCCCCAATGAGACACTGACGGTAGAAATAGGCATCAGCTTCGTTCTCTGAAATTAAATAGATGTCTCCATCATCATTAAGATGAAAACCAGGGATTTGTTGTAAATCCTTATCACCAGACCATATAACAGGCGAATGGTTAACCAATCTGGTCCCTAAAATGCCAAGAATATCGTCTGCTTCTAGTCTATACCAGCACTCTGATGGGTAAGAATTTTCAATCCTACGTCTAGCTTCTTTAAAACCTACAGGCTTAATCCTGTGCCACGTACCTCTTCTATTACCTTTATAAGTTGGATCTATCTTATAACGGAAGTTATCTTCAGCAGTCCAACAAAGACTAACCTGAGTAGCTCTTACTTGGGCTTTCTTTTGCTGAAGGAAGGAATCAAATAGAAATTCAACCTCCTTAACATTTAGATGTGTAGTAATAACATCAGGCATCCATTCGATTTCTGCTTCACAAACCTTGACAGCTTGGAACAGAAGCATGTCTGCATCGATTAGTAAGTGCATTTTTCAGTAATACTCCTACTGATTAGTTGACAGTGACGAATAGAACTTAGTAAATCATCCATAGCTTCATCTACATCTCGTACAGAAAAACTAACTAATTTAGCTTCTCCTTTTCTTAGAGGTTTTTCCTTACAACTCTCATAAGTAGTGAACTTATGTTTACACTTCTTATTAAGACACTCCCTACGCCTTCTAGTAACAAGACCATCATGGGTATAAGACCGTGACTCTAATACTGTTGTACGTGATTTACAGCGAATGCATTTCATGACCCAAAAGCCCTCCTATATGAATCCTTACAGTAGGTAATCACTGCCTTAACTTTAGGTTTTAGATATTCGTAATATCCTTTACAATCTTCCACTAAAGAAGACCATTCATAGAGATGTAGATCCCAGCGGATTAAAGCATCTTCTTTATAGTCTTTCAGAGTGAGTTTAGGCTCAGGTCGTTTCTCCATCAAAACCACCTATTTCCTTTTGATAGAACTTTAGGAAGCTTGTATTCAGTTTTACTAACCTTCCTTGGTGGTTGTTCTTTCTTCTTGTTCTTTGAAGTCATCAAATTCCTTTTGATCTTCAGATACCTTACCTGCTTTCACTAAATAAGTTAAACCTTGTAGGACACCTTCAATATTGTCACCTAGTTTTCCTATACCAGTGTTGCAGTTGGAACATAACCAACCTCTATGTTTACTAGTTTCATGGTCATGATCCCAATGAAGAGTAGAAGTACTATCACCACAACATTCACAAGGAGTCCCTGCTTCAGGTGTAGTCTGACCTTTGCGTAGTTTCATATATAAACTTTGTTTGTAATTAAAACAGTCTTTACATTCAGGTCTAGTCCAAGTCCCATTAGCATGGAAATCATCTGAATATTTTTCTTGGCCACAGATTTTACAAATTTTAGTGACATTCTGCCCAATTGAGTCCAATTTTATACTCACTTTCTATGGGTATTCTTATCTTAAGCTCTTTACCAGCTTTTTTTGAAGCCTCTGTAGCTATTTCTGCTAGTTGTTGAGAAAGAGAGCCTCTTACTGAGAATTGAATCTCATCATGAATGTGAGCTAAGAAGGTCCAATCTTCTCCATAGACCATACCAGCTTTAGTTATATCGTCATAACAAATGTTGTACCAAAGCTTGCTTACAATTGCACCACAGCTCTGGAGTAAAAAGTTTAATGCGCTATGAGGTGATCTAATCTTAATAGGTCTACCATCTATAGCTTTAATAAAGCCATCTTCACCTGCTTTTGCTGTTACTCTTTTAGTAAGCTCCGCTAAAGCTGGCATATTTTTGTAATACCTTTGCTTTAGTTTTTTACCATTTTGACCAGTGATCTTGCTTAGGCGTTCTGAACCTGCCCCATAAATAAGGCCGTAAAAAAACGTCTTTGCAAGATCCCTAGTTTCCAAGCCAGCGGCAAGTTGGTTCGCTTTATGAAGGTCGCCCTCAAGTACCTCCTTAGCAAACTTCCCATTGTCGAATGGCCATAAGTAGGAGCTTAATGCCCTTGCTTCGATTCCAGATAAGTCAACGCCAACCTGCTTGGGGAAATCCTCTTCTACCATAGGATTCTTCTTACTTAAATGTCCCTTTAGGGGTGAATAAGGTAGAACGTTAGGTCCAAACAAAGCTCGGCACTCCGATCCCAGTACTGACCTAACAGCAGGACACTGGCTCATATTGGGGTGGACGTGACTAGCTCTCTGGGTAGCACAACCAACCGTAATAACACTTCCATGAATACGATTGTCTGACCCGACTAATCTCAACCAAGCATTGCTACCAGTACTTAATTGTCCGAGTCTTTTTTGAAGAGTAAGCGAAGTTACAAAATCCTCCGCCCCAGGAATATTCTTAAGAACCCCTTCATCAATCTTTGGTTTCCCTGTATTAGTGAAGGTTTCTGCTTTCCACTTCAGATGGTTCTTTAAAACCCAAGCTATGTGATCCCTAGAGTTAGGGTTCAAAGGAACCAAACGACACATAGTGGCTTTAGCTACATATCCTCTAGAAGAATCATTTCGCTTAGGAGTGAATAATCCTCCATCAACGAAAGGGAACCGTTGTCTCAATCTTTCGTCAATGCTCTTCAGTTGTGAAACAATCTCTGCTTCTAGTTTCATTGCCCCTTCGCAATCAAACGCAAAACCAGAGTGTTCCTGTTTTGAGATAAGAGTTGCAAACCTCATCTCAAGGTCAACAGCAGAAGGGTACTTGTTAACCTTTGGCTGCAGCCTACGCCAGAGCATAGCAGTCACCTTGACATCTGACTTGCATCTCTCTGCTAATTCTTCAGTTAACTCTGAAAAATCTGTCATATCTGCGTGTTCCTTATGTAACCCAAGTCTGTATCCATAAGCCTCTAACTTATGTCTGCCATACATTTGAATTGGCATATCTTTCCACTTCCTTTTGTGATCAATATCAAGGATGTCTGGATAAAACATTCGTGACAATATCAAAGTATCTATAACTTTTCCCTTTGGTTTAAATTCTGGGTAAATATGTTTGATCGCTGGGATGTCATATTGAATTATGTTGTGTCCTATTAATATTTCAGCCTCTTCTAGTATCTTTAGCCAATCCTTTTTGTATAGCTTGATCTGACTACTATCACTAATTGCACAGCAATGTATCTTAGTAATATCTTCAATCTTCAAACCGTTCGTTTCTATGTCGAACAGTATCGTTGAAGTAGGTAGTGAGTTTGTTTCTGGTGCAATAGTTGGTAAGGGCTTTAAGTGTGTCCTTTCCAACTGAGTGGACGAAATCATTTGCTTTAAAGTAACTTTGTAAAGGACGTTTTGCTTTCTCAGAAGCAGCGAAAACGGAGTACTTTGTAGTATTAATACGAGTTATATATACATCAAAAGTCGGATTCAGTAAAACCATTAGCTTTTACAAAGTTGGTGTTATCTTCAAGCGCCATCATTCTACCTGAATCCATATATTTTACCTTACCTGCTTGGCCTACCCATCCGCTAAATCTATTTTTGAGGATCCGCACTGTTGTTCCATCAGAGTCTGCGTCTTGTTGATCCCTTTCCAAGCCAATGACAATGTCGCTAAGGCAAGCGATACTTGAACTACCCCTAAGACTAGAGAGAGATGTTTGCTGCCCATCTTCATAACCTTTATTTCCTTGTGGCCTTCTTAGGTGACTGACCAATATTAGCCCAGCTCCAGTCTCTTCTACGAGAGATCTGAGTTTTGTCATCGTCCTATCGATTGCCTTGACTTCATTACTTTCATCTGAACCTGATACCAAGATCGATAGATGATCGAAAATAACCCAATCACAACCCAAGCTGACAATACAGTACCTGACCCTATTAAGAAGTACATCACAGTCAAGGGAGCCAAAATGATCGTAGAGCCAAAGCCTCCCTGTTCCCAAGGTTTCCTTGAATGCTTGTTCGATTTGTTCATCAGTAATGTCTCCTTTGTTGATGTGAATTGGATGATTGAGATTGATTCCTATAAACCTTCTTGCAGTTCTGCGTAGATTCTCTTCTAATGAGATAACCCCAATAGTTTGATTCTGTCGCACTAATAAGTCATAGGCAATTTCATTTACAAAAGTTGACTTGCCAACCCCTGTTCCTGCAGTGACTGTCAGGAGTTCTGATTTTCGTAGCCCCTGAAGTTTGTCATTAAGAAACTCATATGGATACTCAGCACTGTCTACGTTTGGATCTTCTAGTACTTCCTCTAGTAACTTAGAGGCGTTGATTATACCGTCAGGCTCATATTCTTTAGCATCCCAAACCATTCTTGTAATAGCTTGAAAGTTATCAGCCATTAAAGCTTCATTAGCATCCTTATAACCCTCAATAGAACCTATCTTCCCCTTACGTGGTGGGAGTAATTGTATATCTCTTTGAGCTGCTTTCTTTCCAGCCTCATCATTGTCATAACACAGTATGACCTCCTCCCATTTAAGTAACCAAGGTAACTGAGCCTTAATTATCTTATGCCCAGACTCAGCACCATTAGGTAATGAAACACACGCCCATGACTTCCTTACAGCATGGTATGAAAGACAGTCATACTCACCCTCAAATATCACCAACAACTTACCACCATTACCCCACTTCTCTTGGCCTAAGAAAGTACTATCATCATTTGAGCCATGCATGATGAATTGTTTATTCTTCTTCCTTATCTTGTAACCAGTTAAGCGTCTCTGATTGTCATAGATAGGCCAGAAGTAAGCAGACTCACCACCATGAGTACCTTTTAAATAGTCAAAGAACTTGGCACTGTCTTGCGGTATCTTCCTTCCTTTTATTGCTACTGCTTCACCAATAATTGGTTCAATTTCTTGGGTAGTTGATTTCATTTGAGGTAAAGGATTAGAACTGTCGGAATAAACTTGGTAGTCACAATAAGGAGTAAAACACTTTTGGCTGCCATCTTCCCAAATAGCTAAGTTATTCTTTGATCCACACTTGGGGCATGGAGAATGAATTACTGACATTAAAAA